GATACTATTTGTGTAATTACTGGGCACTTCCCAGTCAGTTTTAAATTTACAAAGTCCCTTGAGAGGGTCTGTATTGATACCGCGCGAGTATCTTTGCATGTAATTCGTGATTCAGGCTGACTTAAGACCTGTGCACGCTTTTACATTTACGATTTGATTACTGTAATAGTACCGTATATTACCAAATTTGTTCTACAACCTATTTTTTCTATCTATATTAATTGTTGGAAACAATAATTATGGTAGGCTACAATTTAAACAACAGTAGAAATCTGTGTCTTCCTAACCACGGAAGGAAAATATAGAGGGCTACGTACCTCTTTAAAAATTCTACAAGTCAAATTTTAATTTGTTTTTGATTGACGTATAAATCATGCTAAAAACAATAAACCCGTCGTGGATCTAGATGTTTTACAAACTATTTTCCTCTTAAATTCACATTGACGTAAACAAGCGAAAATTTATTTACCAGACCACGGGCAACCATCTTCCTCGTACTAGATGGAGTCCACAAGACGAAAGTCAGATCGTTTCGAGACATATTTAAGATTATATAGTCGGTTAGAATCCGGTTTATCCTAGAAACAGCGGAGTAATGCCCGTACAAATCTGTCTTGCCTTTCAATACCCAAATATCCCTTTTAATCACAAGGGTATTTGGAGATGAGAGGATTAGTCTTGGGTCATTCTATAACTCTATTTATTTAGTTATTTAATGATTTCCAAGATGATCCTTAATTCTTCTAATACCAATTTCATGTTTTCTCGTGTGTTCTTGTTTATATATTATCACTTTACATGTATTATTTCCTATTTAAAAAACATTAAAACTTATAAAAATTACTATTGTGTCCCACGTCATTGTTATGACATTCAATCTGGTAAAGATTATGCTAAGAGTAAGTTTAAGCAGTCTGTTATCAATAACAAAAAACCCCTTATGCGACTTATTGACAAGAAAGTTTCCAACTCGAAGAACCAACCTTCTGGTAAGAAGAATTTTTCCCAGTCATCTTCTATTCACGCAGCTAAAAAAGAGTTCTTTTCTAGGCGTGTAAAATACGTCCCTCATTCCGGTTTTTTGCCCACCCCTCCTAACCACCCTAGCTTGTTCATGTGGCATTTCTATCGCTTTTGCCATATTTATCGCATCATTACACGATATTCCAAGGCTTTCATCTTGCATTATTTCTGTGATATTTTGTCCCTATTTATTAACGTCAGTGATTGGTCGGTTCATTACTCAGTTGAATTGTACACTTTACAAATGTTGCGACTTCCACATAATGTATTGTATGACAATTATCGTACAATACTGTTCATGTACAACACGTATGTTAACTTTTATAAGGCTGATATCTTTGTTTCGTACATTTTAGCTGCACGCGAAAGTTCCAGCTTATTTCAATTCCTCAATATCACTTACATTACCCTGCGCAGCAATGGTTTCTTAGATGATGCGTGGGAATATATTAAAATACTTTTCCGCGAACATGGTGTCGCTTTTGATCAGAACCAAAACATGGTTCATCAAAGTGGTTTTGATTTTGGTGAGTTTCTTGGTATGATTAAATACAAGTTTGCTAGTTTTAATTTAATCAAAAACTCTAAGTGTTTTAAATTAATCACTAAGCTAGCCTCTATGTTTGTCTCGGTTGGCTTGTGTAAAGCTTCCAATTTATCTTTTTCCCTTGGTGGCATTGAATTGTTTAGTCACCATTTTTTAAAAAGACTTAGTGTTACAAATTGCACTTTATCTGATATTTTTGATTTATGCTGTGAAGCGACAGAATTTTTTATTAATACTGGATACTTGTGTTTCAAGACCGGCTCGTTTCGCCCTTTACTTTTTGACAACGAAGAGTCCTTTAGATACGCCAATCTTCATGTTTCCATAGTTTCATCATGGGATTCCATAGAAAAACTTGATTGGTGCAACTCTCCGTTTAAAGATATGGTTGACTTTAAGGAAAAAGCTACTGAACTTATTGATTATTATAAGAATGTATATTGTGCTTTAGTGAAAGTTAATACTTCGGAGGCAACATTGGTACAACGCAAATGGAACGAGATTGAAACTAAGCTGCATTTAGCTATGAAGGTTGCTATGTGCGGTAAAGTTCGTAAGGCCCCTTTTGCAATGTTGATTCATGGTGGTTCCAGTGTGGGTAAGTCTGGTATTTGTCAGACACTGTGTTCTGCCGCGGTTATAGGTCAGGGAGGAAATCCTAGCCCGGAATATACAGTTGTTAAGAATCCAAACGAGAAGTTCTTTTCCACCTATAAGTACGGCACTGAGTGTATTGTTTTGGACGACATGTGTAACACCAAACCAGAGTTCATTCAGCAGTCCCCTTTAGAATCTATAATTGAGTATGTCAATAATGTTGCGAGCTCACCCGTTATGGCTGACTTAGCTTCAAAGGGTAAAATACCCTTAGAACCGAAAGTGGTTGCCGTTACCACTAATGTTGAAGATTTGTTAGTCAGGGTCTATACTAATGAACCAGTGTCCATTTTGCGTCGTTTTAATATTATAATGACTGTCAAAGTTAAGAAACAGTTTGCTCTCAACCCTGACATTGATGACTCTTTTACCATGATAGATCCTGTTAAGGTTCAGGAAGAGGTTGACAAGATGAAAATTAACGGAAAGTCTGACATAGATGTTATTATGCCTGACTGCTGGGATATTTATTTGTATAACATTTGCGCGGGCGAACCCGATTGTGCTGGTGCTAGAGCTTCTGTGAAGAAAAACCTCATTCTTAACCCATATCGACATAATGACAACATTTTTTCGTTACGCGAAGTTTCAGATTTCGTGGCGCACTCATCACGAGTCCACTCAGAGCAACAATCCATTGTGGTGAGCCGAATTTTAACGACGTCTAGTGTTATGAGTGATCATTATTCCACTGACTATCCACATTCTTCTAAATTCGATCCGCATTTGGGTGATTTCAATTGTAGTAGATTCAAAGATTTTGTTGATAAGCAATACAATCGTAGTATTCCTGTTATCCGTGACATATTTGTTTATCTTAATTGTGAATCCTATTGCAACTACTCACTATTGCCTGTTTTGAGTTTTTTCACAACTTACATCCTTAGGGCCTTTACTGGCATTAATCCTTTCATCTATGCCTATCCAATTTATGTTTACCTCTCTAATATACGGAAACACCAAACTCGATATGACCTTTTGAGGAGCCAATATTATTCGTTTAGTCTTTCACATCCTAAATGCGTCACAACCTTTTATGGTCTTACGAGTATATTTGTTACAATCATAACTTTCAGATTTATGGGTAAAACTATATTGAGGCACGTGTCAGACCACTTTAAAAAGAGCTTGGAGCCCCATGGTAATTTGAATCCCTTGAGTGCCGAAGAACTTAAGAAAAATAGTGAGGAACCAAACATATTCAGCACTACTTATGTTCACAAAGTTCCTTTGGGTGACTTTCATACATCAAGTGCCGAGCATTTACTAGATTTGGTTTCTAATAATTTGTGTCTTATCAAATTTAATGTGCATTTCACTAATATTCTATTTCTGTCCACTAATATTGCTGTAATTCCTAAGCACTTTTATGATATAATGGTTAAGGACAGTGCCGAGCACTTTACGTTACAACTTAGTCCCTCTCAATACGACGGGAACTCATTAAATTTCCATTCTAAGAACTACATCTTCGACACCGCCGCTTTTAGCCATATTAGAGGGACGGACTTATGCATCACTTACATTACAGGAGGTATACCTCGTAAAAACTTAATTAAGTACATTATTGATAACCACTCTAGAAATAGTCTACCTGCACGTATGGTAGTTCGTAACTTTAATTTCGACAAGCAAATTTACGATGCTGTGTTGCATCGTGGTTATCAAGACACTGGTCCTTCAGGATGTGGTTTTGAAGGATATAGCTACAAGCTTCTTAAGGGCAGCACCTTTGCCGGTATGTGCATAGGTGTATGGGTTTCTGATACTAAACCATCATATATATGTGGCCTCCATCTGGGTGGTATTACAAACACACCTGTTGGGTGCGCTGGTTGCTTAACACGCTCTGTTCTTGATAACTATATTCGTAGTTTTGTTGATAGCAACCCATGTTTTGTCAAAGTCGGTGATGAAGGCACCTACGATATACATTACGGTTCTAGATTACCGGATGGTGTCGATTGCAATCCAACACGTGAGTTAGCTCCAGATAATCCTGTAAATTTCTTGCCTGAAGATGCAGAAATTTTGTGCTATGGTTCAGTTGGTGAAACTCATAAATACCGGACCAAGGTAGTTCAACATAAGTTAGCTCCTTTATTATTTTCCTATTTAGGAGAGAAGATAATGCATGGTCCTCCAAATATGAATTTACCTCCTAAATGGTATCATTTTTCCAAATGTATGCAGAAGTTTACTAGGCCAGGAATTGGTCCATCCCTCACTACACTGACTTGGGCCATTCGCGATTATGAAATTGGGGTTCGAAGTAAACTCAACTCTTTAAGCGTTTTTTCTATTAAACATTCACCGCTTAGTATGAAGGAGAATATAAATGGTATAGATGGTATGAGATATGTCGATTCTATTAAACTTAATACTTCCGTTGGTTTTCCTTTTAGAGGAACTTCGAGTTTGTATATAAGTGGTGAACCAGGAAGCAGGTATTTAAACGATAAGGGTGTGGTTTTTCTTGATAAGATGTTGGAAATGGAACATCAGTATCTTGAGTCTAAACGATGTTATCCTGTGTTTTCTGCGCATTTAAAGGATGAGCCCAAGTCCTTAGGTAGTGATAAAGTTCGTGTTTTTTTTGGTGCTCCAAATGCTTTTAAGTTATTAATCAGGAAATATTATTTGCCAATAGTTAGGTACCTCTCGGAAATACCTCTCATCTCTGAGTGTGCAGTAGGAATAAACTCTCATAGTGATGAATGGGAGCAACTTTACATCCATACCTCAACTTTTGGCAAAGATCGTATTATAGCTGGTGATTATTCCGGTTGGGACCAACAACTACCTGCTAGTGTCACTCAGGCTTGTCTGAAAATACTCGTCAATCTAGCTAGAGATATGGGTTATGATGAGGATTCTTTGACTATAATGGAAAGCATGATTCCTGATATTACTAATCCTACAGTTAATTTTTATGGTAGTTTAGTGATGTTTATGGGAGGAAACCCTAGTGGTCAAAATCTTACAGTGTATCTGAATTCACTAGTAAATAGTGTCATATCGAGATGTGCTTTCTATGATCTGTGCCCTACTCGCGTTAGACCTTATTATAGATCTCATGTTAGCCAGATTACATATGGGGATGATGATATGGGCTCTGTCGTTAGAACCAACAATTGGTTTAACAGTATTACTAAATCTCACCAGTTGGCACAATATGGGCTCACATACACACCGCCCAGCAAGACGGGTGAACACACAGCCTATATGCACATAGACACTGTTGATTTTTTAAAAAGATTTTCAGTGTATAATGAAGAATTACAACTCCACTTTGGAGCCCTTAACTGGTCTAGTATTCTCAAATCTTTGTCGTACGGTATCCCATCAAATTTTGTTACTAGTAACGAACTTATGGGGCAAGTAATAGACCAAGCTTTGAATGAGCTATACTATCATGGGGAAGACGTTTACGAAAGCAAACGCTTCATGTTTAACTCCTTCATTAAAGATTCGGATCTTCAAAGATTCGTTTCAACAAACCACAAAACTTTTGACGATCGCACCAAAGATTGGTGCGAGCGTTATAAATATTGTGAGAACACTATTGGTTACCAGGGTGGAGATGCCGGTCCCCATCCCAGGCTTAGTGTTCAGTACGGCACAAACACAGTTTTTCAACCGGGATTGTTTGAGTCTAACAAATCCTTTAATAATTGACTCAGTATTTCAAACAGTGCAGGTTTAGGCACGCAATCAAACTTAAACACATTTTGGGGAAACGCCGGATTGACCCCACCGGAAGGGCTGGATAGCCCGATTTATGATGATTTAACTAGTAATACAGAAGGGAGGCAACGCCCTCCTCCTGATTGCTGTTTCACGCATCACAACACTCCAAAATACCCTGGATTTATATGTGCAGGACCTACGATTTCATATTGGCCTACTTCGGATTGTAGGCTTTGCTCTTCTGATGTTCAACCTAGCCTGCCTGCTCACAACGGTGTTATCCCACAGTCTGGTGTAACTACTAACACCATTCATGAGGTCTCCATTGGTCATCAGCAGATCCTAACAGATTTTGCCGACAATACGCCGACGCAAGAGACAGGATACGACGGAGTAACTGAAGACACTTTATACGAAGCAGATTCGTCAGAAGAGTCTTTACAAAAATTCTTATCAAGACCTGTGAAACTTTTTTCATTAATTATTACGCCCAACACCACATTAATTAATAGTCCTATTCAAGTGGGACCCGGTGCCATCTTTACGAATAAAAGGATATCCAATAGGCTTAATAATTACAGAAACATGAAATGCTCCATTTGCTTTAGAGTTATGGTAAATGGTTCGCCTTTTCATTATGGTAGGTACATGTACTCAATTATTCCTAACGCAAATGCGGAGGGTTATATCACTGGTACAACGCCTGGTGGAACTGATAACGCATTAGCCAGAGTTATTTTATCGCAAGCACCTCATGCTATTATTAATCCATCTACGAATGAAGGAGGGTGCATCAAGGTTCCCTACGTACACTACTACAACGCTTATGACACAGCCATAGGAGAATACTTTGGATCTTGCATGGGCTACCTAGTTGAGTTGTCCCCCTTGAAACAACTCATCTCCGCTCCAACCAATCCTGTGACTATTACCATCATGGGATGGTTAGAGGATGTAGTTTTGGGAGCACCTACAGGTGCAGCATTCACAGGTTTATCAGCTCAGTCGGGTACTTCAGATGAATACGGTAAAGGTGTTGTATCCCGTCCAGCACTTATTTTGAGTAAAGCTTCTGGTATTTTGTCACACTTGCCTTTTATCAAGCCATATGCCTTGGTAAGCAAAATGATACTAGATAAAGTATATAGTGTTGCAATTTCGTTAGGGTTTTGCAAACCCAACCTTGTCTCTGATATAACTTATATGACCGAAAGAGCTTTACCAAATTTAGCTAGTAGTGTTCAACACGACCCCATCTTTAAATTGACGTTTGATGACAAGCAAGAAGTCACGGTTGATCCAAATGTGATTGGATTATCTGGTAAAGATGAAATGCTAATCAGTGACATCGTTCAAAGACAGTCTTATGTCAACAAGTTTGTTTGGTCCACGAACGCTGCTGCTGAGTCTGCCGTTTGGTGGTCGAACGTTATGCCTTTGATGTACACTTCTGGCAACCCTTCCACAGCTTTTCCTTTAGCCATCCCCCGAGCACTTACTCCTTTAGCCTATGTTTCTCAAGCGTTCCGCAATTGGCGGGGATCAATAAGGTTTAGGTTTGTGGCTGTTGCGTCCTCGTTTCACCGTGGTCGTATTAGGATCTCGTTTGACCCCCATGGCAATTTAAGCACCACTGCTGTCCCTGAGTATAACACTGTGTATAATTACATATGGGACCTCGCCGATAACCACGAGGCAATTATTGACTGCTGTTACATGAACAATAAACCTTATCTTAAGGTGGCTCCTCTGGTTTTATCAGGTACTCCTTATATAAAGCAAACAGACATTTTTGCCACTATATATGGAGGAACTACGGGTGTTGGTTTCAGTAGTAATTATTCTAACGGAGTTATCAGTCTCACTGTGGTTAACCCACTCGCAGCTAATGGTATTGCCAACCCAGATATAGAGATACTTATGTTTTGCAGTGCAGGACCCGATTTTGAATTTTTTGACCCGACAGATTATATTGATCAAATCCACATGGCTCCTCAATCTGGTATAGCGGGTGAAGTAAATAGCGATACCATTAATTTAAATTCAC